TTTTTTTGTGACACTGTGCCCGAGTGGTTAAGGGGATGGATTGCTAATCCATTGAGCATTGCTCGCACGAGTTCGAACCTCGTCAGTGTCGATTATTTTTATTTAGTTAGCATTAACTAAATGAAAATATTAAAAATTTATATTACGCATCTTTAATATATGTATTAAAGCATATATTTTTAATTACTTTGTCATCAATGGTGTCGCATTTTTTTCCCAATGATCGCGTTGTTTGTATAAAGTAATGTTGCTTATTTTCATCATCCATATAATTAGGATTATTATCTAACCATTCTTTTAATGTATAATAAGGTTTATGACATAATTCTTTAATTGCCTTTTTAATACTTTCTTTTGTTTTGTCTTTTTCCCATATATCATCGTGCTTTATATATAGTGTTTCTCTCTTAATATCTGTACAATGAATTGGGCGTTTATATAAACTTAGCTTGCTAATATTTTCTAATATTGCGTTTGTTAAACCTTCTGCTAACCCTTTGCTTTGGATTAAATCTAATTGTTGTAAGCTTATTTTTATAGATTCAATAAAATCTTTCATATTTATAGCATCTTTGCATTGTTCATTTAAAAATATTTGAATATTAAATTTATTATTTGTAACATTGCTATTTGTTATATTGCTATTTGTTATATTATTATTAGTATTATTAGTATTATGTGTTCCTACTTTTGGAATTAATTCATTAATTTGTGTTCGCAATTCTTGATTTTCTTTAATCAACATATTTTTAATTTCATTATTTTCTGTCATCATTTTACATACTAATTCTTTAAAATCAATATTGCTATTTTCAACAATGTTTTCAACATCATTTTTACATAGTTTTGTATTTTGAGAACATACTTTTTTATGTGTATTTAAGCTTTGCTTATGTTTGTATTTTTTACCACATAAACACTCGTATAATGGTGTAGCATTTTTGGCAAGATTTTGGTAAGTATTGGTAAGTATTTTATGTTTTCGAGTGTCTAAATGTTTCAAGTAATTAAATTTGTTGCTCGTATTAAAGGCACATTTTTCACAAAAAAATATTTTGGCATTTTTTGGCAAGATTTCGTAAGTCATTTGTAAGTATAAAATACTTACGAAAAAAATGCCTAAACTATTTTTTTTATGTATTTATTTTTATGGTAAGGACTTTTTTTTAGCACATTTATAAAATTTGTGATGCTTATGGTAAGAACCTCTTTTAAAATGTGAAAAATCACATAAATTCTATAAAGTATTTTAATAATGTAAAATTGGACATTTATTTTTGTCCATTTTCAAAAAAATTTTACTTTTATAAAAAATAAAAAAATATAATATATTTAAAAATTTAATATAAAGAAAATATAAAGAATTCAATAACTAGAAACTTTTTAACGTGTATTTTCACATATTTCACATTCCTTGTTACAAGATTTATTAATAAATGTACAATGTTTGCATGCCCAGTCTCTACAATTAAAACATAATGGCTCTTTTGTTCCTTTATAATTGGAGACTTTCATAGCTTTATTACATTTTGAACATTTTGAAATATTTTCTTGAGAATTGTTATTATTACTAGTATTACTAGATTGTATAAGTGCTCTATTTGGAATAAGTTCAGAAGCACTAATAACATTTCTTGTTATAGGAGATTTGTTATTTGTTTTGAGCCATTCTAATATTGCTGATTTTTCATATGTATTGCCTTCTTTATCTATAACAGGTTCTCTCATAACATCCTGAGTAATTGGACAAATAGGAACAGGCATATTTAATTACTTTCTCTACAAAAAAATATAAAAAATATAGTTCAATTTTTTATATTTTTTAAATTAATATACGCTTTTATAAATATTAATGGCTTGTTTTTGTGAAATAATAATATGCAAATTATAATCTAATATTTGCATAATTGAACGTTCCATCATGTTTATGTCTTCTAAACAAACTCCACACAACATTGCCCAATACCAATTAGAATATGGGTATTCTTCAATAATTTTGCTTGATAACATTATTAATGTTGCAAGTATTCGATGACATGAATAATTATTTAAATATATTCCTCTTGTTTTTAAATAAAATATTAAATTTATAGTATGTAAAATAATAGCATCATAATTTTGCTCATCAATAATTTCACTTTTAAAAATTCGTTTAATATAGTCATCAATAGATATTAATGGTTTATGCTTACATATTAAACATTTAACTCTATTATTATTTTCATTTATAATAATTTTTTGATTAGTTATACATTTATTAATATAATTAATAAATTTAGTAATACTTGAATGTGACATATTAATAACTTATTACTATATGTCTATAAATTCAATTTTTATTGAATATTTTACTTATAACTATTTATTATGAATATTTAATAACAATTTAAAATAAAATTTGTAATAAATTTCCTATATATAAAAAATTATTTATATAATATTATGATATTAACAAGTTTGTTGTAAGTATTAATTATATATATATATATATATATATAATGAATACTGAAGAATATCAAACAATGGATATAGAAGATCCAGAACCACAACTAGAAGATACAGAACCACAACTAGAAGATCCTTTTATAAAAATTTCTAATATGTTCCCGAATGGCCGCCTTGCTGGGAGACCAGTACTTGATGACTTAAAAACTATATTTGATAAATCGGACTCTGACTCTGAGTTTATAGAAGCATTAACAGATAAATTAAAAAAATTTGAGGGAGAACTTGTAGATTTTTTAGTTTTGCCAATACGAAATATTTTTGGTTTTTTGTACTTTTTATTTAGTGTAGCATATGGTCCACATCCTAAATTAGATAAACTTATATTTGAACTTATATTGATTGGAATATTAACACCTAGTGATGATAAAAGTTCTAAGAGAACTCAACGTCTTGAGTTTTTGAAATTATGTAAAACAGTTCCCGTTATTGATGCCTTATTCTCAGCAATGTCTATGTGGATACATAAAAATAATGCTTTACCTGAATCTTCTTCAAGTCCTGATAAAATAGAATTTATAATTTCTGGTGGTATATTAGTTACACTTTTTGCGCGATTCCTTAAAGCAATAATAACTTGCTTTGAGGGGGGAGATACATCTTTAACAACCTTAGATGCTTGTTATATAGAAATAATAGAACAAGAACAACTTGGAATAAATAAATTAATTATGTGGGTTTCTACTCTTACCCAAGAAATTACCCAAAAAAATTATGATTTTATACAATCAATACAATCAACTGCTAGTATGCCTATTACTGATATAGATATAAAGGGGGTATTAGGCAAACCTTCATATTCTACTGATTCACAATCTAAGATTGACATGATTAGAAGATTTTTGGCAACACTCAGCATTGACATTAAAGGGCCTGCTTTACAAAATGAATTATTTGAATTTTTTAAATATTTATTCCCTGAAAAGGGTGATTTAACAATAACATTAGAATGCTTTTTAGGAAGGATAAAATTAGACGTATATAATGGTTCATTAGCAATTGGAGAACGACAAGAGTTAAAGGAAAAAAGAATACATCATGAAGAAACATATAAAACATTCGCATCACAATTAACGAAATCGATCGCGAATGTGCCTATAAGTACATTTACGGACAAACCACAAGATACAGAACTAGTTAAAAACTTTTTTGATCTAGAAGTTTTATCTGGTTTATATCCATCACGAATACAATTACCCCAGTTTGAATTCTTTATGGATGTTTACATTTATTATTATAATTTAAAAAAAACTTCTATGGACGGAGGAAATACATCTGAAGCTGAGCAAGCAGAAAAATATGAATTCGCGGCAAAACAAACTCTAAAATTTTTATATAGTCTTTTACTTAGAAAACAAAGAAATATACGAGCTACTGAAGTAAACACCATGACAATTTGTAAGACATATTCACAAGATAGACAAATGTCAGAAGAAATAAAGCAAATGTCAGAAGAAATAAAAGAAGAAATAAAAGAAGAAATAAAGTTTATGAAATACATAAAAGGTTACATATCTAAAATAAATATGACTAAAAGACTATTCTTATCAGGTTATGAGAGTAAGTTATCACAAGGTGACCCACTAACGTATGATAATATTGTAAACTGTTTTATGAGTCTTGATACTCTAATAAGGTATGAAGGCGGTTTAATTATAAACTTACTGACCGAAATAATGAAAAATTCTTTGACCTTTGATGAAATACTTGAAACAATGAGACATATTTTATCTTCATATCAAGAAATATATACAAGTGATACATTTACAGAAGAACCCGGTAAAAATATAGGTGTTTGGTCTGCTACTCCGCTTTCTAGATTTCAAACTTCACAAAGGTTAGCAACAATGAAAACGAGAAATCCACTACAACCTAGTTATGAAGTTATTCTTCAATATCTAGCTAACAAAAAACTTCCAAAAATAGATGGAGTGAAACTATCACTTTTAGCACTTCAAACCCATACTTCTCCTACTCTAAGTAAAAAACATAAGTCTCCTGATGATTTACAACTTTCAAATAAAAAACACAATTTACAAAAAGGTGACAATTTACAAAAAGGTGGTACTATATATTCTTTTAACTTACTTAGCACATCAAAATCAAATGATGATACTCAAGAACCAGATTTTGATGACGTTCTTGATGGCTTTTCTTTATTTGGTGGTTCTAAAATTATCTTTGTAAAATCTATAAAGAAATCTATAAGAGTAAAAACACGACGAAGAAAACAGCAAAAGCAAAAATCTAGGAAATTAAGAAAACAAAAATCTAGAAAGCATAAATCTAGAAAGCATAAATCTAGAAAACAAAAATCTAGAAAGCATAAATTTTTATAGTTATTAAATTTATTAATAATTGAAGATATCAAATTTATATTATTAAAATTTATATTATTTTAATAATATATATATGAGTAATATACACGCAGTTCAAAATGCAAAATTTGTTTCAGGAGAGATGTTTGATTTAACAGCAGCAAGTTTCAATAATGAATTTGGTGCTGAGCACAACAAATGTGTTATAAAACATGGTATTAATTTTCCATTATCAAAATTTATAAAAGAACTAGAAATGATTATAGCAGGCGCAGATGATGATAAAACAGATAAAAGAAAAGCTCGTTTAGCTTTTTTAAGAACTTGTGAAAGTTCTGATATTGTTGAAGATTTTTTTTCTTTATTTACGAATTATTTAAATGGTGGTGGTACTGATTCAACACGGACTAATTGGGCAATGCAACAATATTATGATAATTTTATGGTTATTACTGCTGCTGGAGGCAATATAATAATACTTTTTGCACAATTACTTGCTAATATAATAGATGTATTTAAATGTAAAGTTAATGCCGATGAAGATAGCTCTTTTGATCCTAGTGTTGCTGATGATTGGGACATAGCTGACCCAGATTATGAGTCTGTAGATTTTCCAACTCATGCTACTGCTGCTAGAGCACAAACAATGTTTTCTACAAGTTTTCGTGATTGGCATAAAAATTTTTGGGATGTAATAAATGGCACATATGACTCGCTAACACGAACTAATAAAATATTATTAGAAGGCTTAGAAAGGATTAATGGACAATTTAGCAAACAACAACTATGTTTTATGATAGCTAAACATTTTATT